CGCAGGCTGTTCGCCTTCGGGCTTCTGCTCGGTGGACGTCTCGGTGGACGTGGTCTCCGTGGTGCTGCCCTCTGCGGGCTTCTCCTCGGTGACGGGAGTGGAACCGGGGGTCTCGGTCGGGGTGCTCACTGGTTACGCCTCCTGGACGCTCGTTGTGGATCGCCGCGCCTCCTGGGCAGCGGCTTGCTGTTCCGTGCGGATGAATCGCCGCCAGGCAGAGATCGCGGCCTTGCCGCTCAATCCCTTGGTCACCTGGGGCCACAGCTCCTCGTACTTGCGGTTCAGCGCGTAGAGGGGGGAGCTGCTGTACTGCGCGTCGGAGAACACGGGCTCCGCGTAGCAGTGGCAGTTGTCGTGGTACTTGTCTCCGTCGCCGTACTCGGCGCTGTTCTTGGAGCGGTAGACAGGTCCACGCGAGATCAACATGGCGCACCACCCACAAGGGGTTCCGGTGCGCGAGAGTCGGATGTAGCCGAGTGCGCGCTTGTCGCGGTTGGCGTGGTTCCAGACAGCGGAACGTGCGCCGTTCATCGCGATGCGCTCAGCGGCTGCGGCTTGACGGGCACCGGCCTGGGCATGAGCCTCGTCGCGGAGCCTGTCCACGTCCTTGGCCGGTGCCTCGGGGTCGATCTCCCGCAGCTTCCGTTCGAGGTTCTTGGTGCCGAGGGCTTCGAGAGCTGCACGCAACTCCAGTAGCGCCTCGCGTTCGAGCCGATCCTCATCGGCCTTCAACCCGTCCAGCTTCTCGACCAGGACGCGGTCGCCCTCAGTGGGCTTGTCTGCGTCCGTCTCGCGGGGCTGGGCGGGTTGTGAAGCGGGGTCGGTCTCCGTGGTAGGGGTCGACTCTGTTCGGCCCTCCTGGGGCTTCTCAGCGTCTCCGGTCAGGGAGGCGAACTCGCGTCGCAGGGTGTCGAGCGTGATGTACGTCGGCTCGGGGTGGTACGGGTCGGCGACCGTGGAGCCAGTGCGTAGTGCCCGCGCCAGGCGGTAGTACGCACGGGCCAGGTCGCGGCTCATGCGCCGCCTGGTCATGACCATCGTGATGGCCTTGGTCAGCCAGGCGGTTGAGGTGGACGCCCTCGCCGTAACGGGGACGTCCGACCACAGCTTCAGTGCCTCCTCCACCGTGCCGACTCCGATCTGGGTCAGCGCGATGTGGAAGGCGACGGAGGCTTCCTCCGCTTCCTTGCTCTTGGCAGGGGTAGTCAGGGGGCACCTCCAAGGGGGATCAGGCCAGAGGGTCGACCGTCTGCGCGATTGCGTTCCAACGCCCTCTTACTGTCAATGGGACGAGCGAGCCGGTTTGTTGCATTCCCTTGACAGTCAATGCTTCTCGGACTCCGCCGTGCCATCGAGTGAGGCCGGTCGAGCCGACAACGTTGATGTTGACCGCCGCGAAGCTCGTCGGCTGGAGCGTGCGCTCGATGCCGACATTCAGGTTCGCGACGGCGAAGGCGTCCCGTAGGGGCTTCAGCTCGACGCCGACGTTGAGGCTGACCGTGGTGAGGGTCGTGGCCCGAGAGGGCTCGTTGGCACCAACGTTCGCCACGATGTAGGCGAAGCCGTCACTGGCCATGTCAGGCCCAGCTCGTCGCCGCAGCCTTCAACCGCAGGGACCAGAGGCCCAGAGCAGCGGTCGTGCTGAGGTTGCGACGAACGTAGATGAGGGGGCTCATCGCGCCGGGCGCGAGGTTGCCGACGTTCACGGACGTCGAGTACGTGAGGCCGTCGAGCGAGACCTGGAACTGGCCGACCAGTGAAGGGGTTGCGTCGGTCAGCGTCTCGACCGAGACGATCACGCCCGAGGCCGTCTGTGTGCCCGAGAGGTTCTTGGTTCGGAACTGGACGACGGCCTGCGAGTTGCGGGGCGACTCGGCGAAGTCGAAGTAGTTCGGGGCCGGTCGCTGATCGAGGGTCGGGTGCCATACCTCCAGCCGGTTCGGGTTCGCGCCAGCGATCGGCTGCCCGTACAGGTGGATGTTCTTCCAGGAGATCCCGAAAGAGTTGTTGTCGTAGTACCGGAACCGGATCGCCCGCTGCGCCTTCGCGGTCAGGCTCCTGATCTGGTTGCGGTACGCCGGTTTCGGGGCCGTGTTCATCAGGTCCGTCGTGGTACCGAGCGAGACCCACGTACCGTCGAGCACGTTCGTCGTATCAGTCGAGACCTCGAACGCCTGCGCGGTCACGAAGTTCGAGTTGCGCGTGACGCTGGTGAAGTATGCGTCGATGTCCCGAAGCTCGGGGAAGATCGCGCAGATCGTCATGGTGCCAGCGCCCGCTCCGGGCGAGGTGTACGCGACGTCGTCCGCCTCGTTGTTCAGTGACGTCACCTGTGCCGCCGTCAACTGGGTGAGGACGCCGCCTCGCTCATGGAACCAGGTGGTTCCGTCCTTGTCGTGCGCCATGCGGTACGAAGGCGCATCGGGGTAGTTACCTGCCACGTCAGACCGTCCTCTCCAGAATCAGGGTTCCGTCCGGGGTGCCTGCGGGAACCGCAGCCCCGTTGTTGATGACGAGGAAGCCCGAGCCGGGACTGGTCCAGGTGGCCTCGCCGTCTCCCGCGCCGGACTTGGTCAGCACTTGGCCGACCGCACCGCCCGCAGGGAGACTCGGACCAGAAGGACCACCACTGGAGGGGTGGGTGAAAGATGCTCGCGCCACGTCACACCCCCATGTGGAGGACGGTGACAGACTGGGCCGAGCTGGCGACGCCGAACAGGATGTCGCCGAGAGTCAGGTCGAACGACGCCTCGCTCCCCGAAGGGAGCTCGTAGCCGAAGGACGAAGTGGTGACACCGGGACCGCCAAGGAAGACGGACCCGGTGCCCTTGTTCTGGACGACGACGGTGCGGGTTACCCCGTTGAAGCCGTGGTCGTCGCGGATGCTTGATGTCAGATCGGTAGACGTGGTGCCCACCGTGACGGATGCGTGCTTGACGGCCACTGGCCGCCTCCCTTACTCAGTAGCGAATGGGGGTTGCTCCGTGGGGGGTTGAACATCAGGGGTTGCGCGGGTGATCGAGGAGGCCAGTGCCAGTGCGGGGTCTTCGTCCTCGCGCAGCGACTCCCACTCCTCGATCTCGTTCTGGGTGACACCGGGCACGCGCTTCCAGAGACCTCGGGCAGGAATGCCGAGCTGCTCCTTCAGCTTGCCGAGAGCGTCAGCGGCCTGAGCCAGCGAGCGGGACTCCATGTCGCGCCAGTTGACCTCGCCCGCAAGGTCCTCAGCGGACGTCGCGTCGCCTTCGAGCTCACCGGCAAGACGGAAGACCCGCTCCCAGCTCTCACCGAATGCAGCTCGGAACTCCGCGATCTTGCGCGACAGCGCAGTCTCGGCGGCGAGAAGCGCCTCAGCGGAGAGGTTCGCGATCTGGCCAAGCAGGTGATGGGGCGGCGTCTGCGACACGGCAGCCAGGTGGCGGATGCTCATGTCGATGGAGTCGATGAGGCCGTTCAGTGGACCGCCCGGCAGGGAGCCGAACTTGACGTCCGAGTCCTCAGCGAACAGGAAGCGACGAGCGTTGTGGTTCATGGGGATCGGCTTCGGCTGACCGTTGTCATCCAGGACCGGATCGCCGTCTGCGTCCCGCTCGATGGGCGGGGCCATCCCGGTCGCGTACCGCACCTCGGAGGAGGTGAAGGTCTGCGCCACCAGGAGGTCGAAGACGGTCTGGTTGATGCGGTTCTGGAGGGCGATCATCGGCTCGATCACGCCGAGCGTGCGGCCTTCGAGGTCGATCTGCGCAGCGAACCGGGTGACCGGGCACTCGCTCGCGCCGTGGCGCTTACCGGCACCGACCGTGACGGTCTTCGTGTCCTCCAAGGACTTGAAGCTCACGGGGTACTCGGCCCTGCCGTCCCACAGACGGGCCTTGCCAGGGACCTTGTCCTTCGGCATCGACACGACAGTGAGCGCCGCGTAGGGCGTGTCGTCGTTCGCCGGGTCCTCGAACAGGGCAGCGGTCTTCAGGGCCGACAGGCCCTTGGTGACCACGCCGCGCTTGGTCCGCTCGGTCAGCGTGAAGCTGTGACCGAAGGCCAGCGCGCCCCGGTAGACCGCAGCCTGCCGGGCGTCGAGCCGTGAACGCTGCCAGTGCTTCCACTCCACGGAGCTGGAGTCGGGCTGGGCATTCGTCAGGTCGTCGCCGAGCGAGCCGCGCCGGAAGCCGTCCACGTACAGCGCCTGAGCCGGTGTCCCGACCAGGAGCGGCATCCAGTTGGATACTGCCCGCTTGGCCAGGAGTCGGTACTCATCGTCTGCCTGGGGCGGCATGTAGGGGTCGTCGTGCTCGCCTTGCTGGTAGGCGTCGATGCGACGCAGCCGATCGCCGTCCCGATGGAGGATCGACAGGAGCTGCTTCGCCAGCGACGCTGGGGAGATGTCCGTCACGGGCTCCCACCGTCCTTCCGTAGGTGTCACTTACACAGATGGGTCAGAGGAAGTAGCCGCGCCCACTGCGCTGCTTCTTCTTCTTGCCGCGAGCTCGCATCTCCACCAGCGCTTCATGCGCGAGGAGAAGGGCCGCGTAGGCGTCGACCTTGCGGGGGGAGTCCTTGGACTCCTTGCCGAAGCCGACGCCGTAGTTGTTGGTGCGCCGACGCGCATTGAGCGCGTGACGCCGTAGCTTCAGGTCGCCATCGTGGATGAGCTTCTTGTCGAAGATCGACCGCATCAGGCGCTCATGCGCCATGGTGGAGACCTTCTGGGAAGCTCGCATGTCCCAGCCGATGGAGTCCTTGCCGAGCGGTGAACGCACCGCCAGGCCCTCGCCGTAGTGGTCATCCCACTCGGAGATGTACGACTCCCACAGGGCAACGTCAGCGAAGAAGCCCTGCACCTCGAAGGTGGCGAAGGCGTCATGCACTGCGCTGTCCACGGCGGCGCGAGGAACTGTCCACCCGTCGCCCTGCTGGCCGTCCGGCTTCTCCCACAGCCCGAGCACGAACGCGGCCATGTCCCTGACGCGCAGAGCTACAAGAGCTGTCGCGTCATCGGACTTGCCACCGTCGAAGCCGAGAGTGATCTCGTCGCCGGGCTTCAGCATCAGCTCGTCACGTCGCAGGACGTCCCACTCGGCAGGGCCGAACAGGGCGTCTTCCTCGGCCACGATCTGGTTGAGCCACATGCGCCGCGAGCGGCTGGCTGCCATCGTCGTGTCGAGGACGGACTGGATGATCGTCTCCACGTTGAGCCACACCGCGTCGCCCCGGATCTTCGGGATGACGATGCGTAGCGCATCGGGGGAGAGAGGGGTCTTCGGGTGCGCTTCGAGGCTGTCGTACATGAAGCCGATGTCGAGAGCTCGGCCCTCGCGGATCTTCTCGAACGCCTCGCGCATCTGCTCGGCGACAGAGTCTTCGCCGGGCAGGTAAGCGTTGGTGATCGCCAGGTAGCGCGAGTCCTTCTTCGTCGCGTTACCGTCGATGGTCTGGTACATCTTGTCGCCGTTGTTGCCCTTGACCCAGTGGTGGGTCTCGTTCAGGACGACGAAGGTTGAGCGCGCCCCTTCGAGGGCGCGGTAGGAGCTGGTCACCGCTTCGAGGCGCTGACGTCCACCGTTCGCGCGGATGAGCTCGGCACCGGCCTTGATGCCGTAGTGCGCGATGAACTCGTCCGACATGAGCGAGGGGAACAGGGTCATCGTGTTCCGGGTCTGGTCGCGCGAGACGGCAGCTACCTGCACCCACGCTTGCGGGTGAGGAATGCCGACCGGGTTACCGGCTTCATCCCAGTGGGAGAAGCGCGACGGCCCGACGAACTCGACCAGGCAGAGCACTGCGAGGAGCGGGTCCTTGCCCCAGCCCTTCAGTCGCTGGAGTACACCCTTGCGGTTGAGGAAGCGACCCTCATCGTCCACGGCGTACCAGTGGAGGACGAAGCGAAGCTGCTCCCTGGTGAACTTCCAGGGGCCACCATTCTCGGCACGCAGCCAGGTGGCGCACCAACCGGCAATCTGCCAGCCGAGTGTCTTCTCGGGCAACGCCCAGGAACCGTCATCATTCTTCAGCCATGTCGGGCCAAGGAAGGTCGGTTCGAGGGCGTCGATCTCCTCGGGGGTCACGGCTCACCTCCAGTTACTCGGCGAGCCCCAGCTCCTGTCGGTAGTCAGCGATGGCGACAACCGCTGCGGTGTCGCCTTCAGCCTCGGGCTCATGCAGTTCGATGCGGACGCGACGTCGGTCGCCCTCCGCTACGAGCAGCCGCTCGAAGCTGGAGTAGATGGTCTGGAGCATCTGGCCGCTGCGCTTGCCGGACTTCTTGTAGACCGAGAGGTCTTCGCACAGCGAGTAGGCGAAGGCCCAGTCGCTGTTCTGGTAGAAGTCCGATTGGCCTGACGTCTTCAGGGAGTCCCAGAGACGACGGGCGATGGGATGCCACTCGCGATCCGCGTTCGGGATCTTGACTGGCCGAAGCTCGCCCTTGGTGACGGGTTGAACATCTGAGCCCTTGCGCTCTCGGGGGCGAGCCAGGTCTGACTCACGGTTGGGAACGGGTCCAGGCACTGGCTCACCTCCTTCTACTTGCCGATGCCGTGCGCGTAGCCCTTGTCGGCTACGAAGTCGTTGACGTCGTCGTTGAGGCAGCGCCCCTCGACGTCGTGCAGGATGCCCACGTAGCGACCGAGGGTCTGAGCCTCACGGTCGGCGCGGGTGCGGATGGTGGTGACCACGAAGGGCCAGTCGTCACCATCGGGGTCGCTCTCGTTCAGCCAGTCCAGGACGAA